ATCGACCACCGCTTTGTTTTCAGAGTCAATAATGCTAATATTCTCCAATTTCCTTATCAAGAACTGAGTATACTCTCGATAAAAATCGGATTGGGTATGTCCCTTTTCCAGCTCCAGAGCTTGGATGCCTTTACGAATTTCTATCAAGGGATTTGCCATTTACTTATCTACCCTCCAAGCAAGCCTACTACGTCAATTCCAACAACTGTATCACCGGCGCTAGCGGCACAAGTCGCCGGGAAACAGAGAGCACCAGGAAGGGGGTCACACGTAGCAGAGGTTACCTGATAAAGAATTCTGCCCGCACCCAAATTGGCAATAGCCTGAAGGGACTGGAGGCAGACGTGGTCCTTTTTGCCATCCTCCTCCTCTGAGGGTGGGTCTCCCGGGTCTACCGGAACCAAACCGCCCTTCTTCGGATCCTGGTCACCTTGAAAGTTGAAAGTTTCTGTTGGAAATACCCAGTTTCTGTCCGGGTACTCAGCTATTGCTTTGCTGTACCATTCCAGCTGTTCTTCATATGGCATGTCCCCCAAGTATAAGCAGTGCGCTGGGGACATTTCTCCTGCAGCACCTGACCGTGAAGAGGATTTACTCATCTGAGTAGTTCCATCCACAGACTCAACAACCGCATCCGACTGCCCTGTAATAGTTTTAGTAACCTCTGAGGCGTCACGCATTACCCTCGCAGAACAAACAAGATGAAATACCCCATAAGCCTCGAAGCTATCTTCCTGCACCTCAAATACCTCATAAAACAAGTTTTGGAACTTAGGTTTAATCACATCTCCCGGAATGAGTCTCCTTCCTATCTGGCGCTCTACTGTTTGTTTGTTAAAAGTAAAGAGTTGATCATTGGTGAGCTCTATGCCGAATTCAGAGAGATTCTCCTCAATAGGTCTTGGATCATAATGACCATATGCCAGTTTGGGAGGCTTGTAATGGGTCTTCGCTCTGTTCTCGTCGTACAATTTGTCATAATTTTCATCAGCAACATACGCAAAAATAAGCAACTCAGATCCTGAGATCTTTACAAGCTCTCCGTCAACTACATTGAAAAGGCCTGTGTCGGGGTTCGTAGGGTCAAACATGTTGAGTTTAGACTTTACACATGCAACCGCATCGTCCGCCAAAGCCACTATGGGAGGAGTAGGGGGGTTAAATAATTCTTCTACTGCACCCTTTGTGTCATATTCGCGGGTGAAATCAGCCATTAGTAAAGTGTAAATGCTGGAGGTTCTTCAATCTCTGAAAGTAGCTCATCCGCAAGCTCTTGTTTCTCTCTGGCACCTTCCTCAGAGAGAGCAGCCCCGTTCAACTTTGCTCCTCCTCCAGGAGAGGGGAGTACATCATACTTACCACGAATACCACCAAGGATTAACTTCGCACAAGCAGTCGCATACCTGTTCAACCATCCAACGAAATAAGGATGCAAAGTATTGGAATCCAAAGCTCTAAATTCCACGATAACTGCCTCATTGGCCTCCGGGGTGGGAAAGAGCATTACGTACTCGTTGTTTACAACTTGATAGGATCCATCTCTACCGAGAATCTTCCTCATTTGTTCTAGGTGCATAATTTGAACCAAGAAATCACTAATATTAAAATCAGTGAACAGAAAATTGTCTTGAAAGTATTTGATGAAGAAATCAAACTCCAAAGTGCCTTCAGCTAAATTCAGTCCCATCAAACTCTTTTTGTATACAACATATTGTATGTTGTTCATCACAAATTGAGGAAGTACATAGGTATTGTAGTTGGCTTTTGTGTTGAATTCCATGAATTGAGTACACCACGCAGGGGCATGGTAATCCAACTTGGAAATGGCTTCATCAATAGCCAAGTAAAGCTGATAATCGGTTAGTTCTACCCTTATAACAGGAGATCCTAGCCTAGCCAAAATATTGTCCTTGATGATAGAATAAAAACTATTGAATTCTACGATATCAGTGAATCTTCTACGATTCAAGGTATCGTAGTTGATTTCTCCCACTGGATCTACGCCTGTTACAGATACACTGTTTCCTTTTCTAAACGCAAATGTGTTTCCGTAAGAAGTTTGAGGAACGGTTGGAACTGTTGCTCCAGCAGGCATTCTATTCTCCTAAATAAGTCTTGAGAGTTTCCTTGGGGACACTTTTAACAGGTGGAGGGGTGGCTGCTTTCTTGGGCTTGGGCTTAGGAGCAACCTTTTTGGGTTTCTCATCTATGACGAGTGTGAGAACTCCGGAATTAGTGGCGTCCGGTAGGTCAATTATCTGACCTGGAGCTACATTAAGAACTGAATTCGGTCCTTGGACCATTACATCGTGGGATAGGTTATTTTTATACTTCATGATAGGTATCCTATTCTTATATACGAGAGAAGGAGGTCCATGGGACCTCCTTCTTTCATATTAAAATTCCTTAATCTAAAATTAACCCATGCCACCAGAACCGAATGCCGCATTGATAGTGTTAGAAATTCTAGCGAAGGGCTGGAGCAAGTAGTTAGTAGAAGCGCCAACGATTCTAATAACTCTGTACCAACGCGCATCTGGAGTAATGGAAGCTTTTCCGTACCTAGTAAGCAAGCCTTTTCTAGGTTGGAAATCATCCGGGTTCACAACAGTTGGAAGCATTTGGATCGGAATATACGGAGCATAAACAAATCCACTTTCCATTGGGCTGTTACCCTTGTATCCTACAAGAATTTCATCCTCAGGCCATAGCGGATCGACATAAACGTCGTATGCACCATTCCAACGTCCTTTATATTGGATGTTAGCACCAAGCTGACCAGCTTCGCTAGGATCCAAACCACCTTCCAACTTAGCTGCAGATTGAAGCATTGCGGCTACGAGGGGGGAAGTAATAATGAAGTTACCAGCACCACGATAAGTGGTACGGTAAATATCCTGGGAAGCGAAGTTAACAGCAGCCAGCAAGTTCGAGTATGCTTCACCGACATGACGAGGAGCAAGGTTCATGCTCGTCGCGGTCAGATCAATAAAATAAACGTTCTTGTTGGTTCCCTGTGTCAAAGTTCCTAGACCAGCAGCCTGGTCGTAAGTCCATTTTTCTGGTTGGTAGACACCATCCATATTTCCTGCAACTTCTGGGAAAGAGTTGGGGTTACCCAAATCCAAAGCACCACGGTTAAATCCAGCTCCAGTAGAAGCAGATACGTCGTAAGCAATCATACGAAGATCTTCCAAGATTTCACGGTCAATCTCCAAAGCAACTTCCTTGCCGAGAAGATCGGTAAGTTCACGCTCCAGATCAAGGTTGTGATAGGCTTTCAAGTCTTGCGCAGCTTCGATAGTCCACAGAGCGCGGAACTTTCTAGTTGCAGCAATAACAGCCTGTTGTTCGATGTGGAAGTTAATCTCCGGAATGGGATTACCACCCCCTCCACCCATGACTTCACCACCTGACGTGGAGAAACCACCAAGAACACTACTTGGGAAGCTCGCAATGCCTTCACCAACAGTACCAGTAAGGTTACCGGAGAATGTTGCGTTATCGTTAGGCCCGACAGCTAGGTTGATAGCAGAGCTAGACCAGCTAGGAGTATCAGTATCCAAATCCATCATCAAACCACTTGAATCTCCAGCGAGAGCACCAGCAGTTTGACCACGATAGGTTAGGAGGTACTTACCATACACAGATTGTGTAGTGGCATTAGCCATTGAATCTTTCGTGTTTCGTTGTACGCGGTCGTAACCAAGATAGAAGATCTGGGAAACCGGACCTTGCATAGGCTGAACGCCAACAACGCGGTTAGCAATCAGTTCAGGAAAAACTCTACGAACAAGAGGAAAGGCAAACTTTTGAAAGGTACCCAGTTGACCCACCGTAGTAGTTTCTTCTAGCATACCAGACTTAGACTGTTCAGCGAGAACATGTCGAGCTTGGTTTTCAAGAAGAACCGCAGTGGATTCTCTGGTATAAGGATCTTCGATACCTTCTAAGATTGGCGCCCACTTGTCACATAGAGCTTGGGAAGTGTTTTCATTAATCATTTTCTTTACTCTTTCTTTTAATTATTTAAATTTTGGGCTAGACGAATTACGTCTTCAGTTAGGAACATATTTGCCTCACTCTCCGAAGTAGTGTGGGAGGGTTTGGTGTCCTCGTTAGTAATAACGAGTGCGGATTCCGACGATTTGAAGGGTTCCTTAGTTACTTCTGAAAGATCTTGTAAGTTCTCTTTCAGAGACATAACAGCTCCTTCAAGTGTCGTATTCTCATTAACAGTATGAGACAGCTGGCTGTTGAGTCGTTCAACGGTTTCTTGAAGATTGGCAACCTCTTCTTTGTAAGCTGTAATCGCGGACTCGGAATCCTTAGATTCCACATCCTCAGCAATAACAGATTTAAGAGACTCGTAAACCTTAACAGCGCGGAAAGTGTCATCACTGTCCTCCAGTTCTTGCAGCGCTACTTCTTTGAATTCATTAATTCTCATTCGTAGGTAGCTGCTAACTTTGGCTCCGAGGGTTTTTACTTCTTCTTCAACTCTTTCGTTGACAACATCCTCAACCAACTTAGAAATTTCTTCCATACCAGAATCAGAGATTCCATCGGGAAGATGCTTTACAATGTCGTTGACAGTTTTGGTCATAATATGGTGTCCTTATCTTTAGTATCTACAGGTGTTTACTAAAAAAAATAGAAAATTTTTATTTTTTGTGCAAGAGGTTTTTTAAAGTTTTCAAATAGATCTTTTCAGCTCTAATATTGTCAATTTCTTCTCTTGCTTTGAGTTGGGCTTCGGAAAGAACCTGATTCTCCGAAACAAGCCCAGGAAAAGCTCCTTGGCAGGACGGATCTGATACCATGTCCCACGTAATAAGCTTTAAATTTTCGTTTACGTTATAGCAATCCTTGTCAGCGTCGTATGTAAGACCTCCGACAGCTCTAGATGAGATACCAATCTTAACACCAGCACTCAAAAGCTCTTGCAACACTTTCCCAGAAGGAGTGTTGAGGACTTCCGCTTCTCCTATAATCTTATTCCCTTCCATATGAAGGCCTGTTACCAGGTGGGAAGCATTAGTCAAGTGGACAATTTCATCTTTTGGATGATCCAACTCTCCAACCAAGCGTCTTTCTGCTAAAAGTGGTTGAAGCTTAGTTACCTCTCTCTCTAAAAGGGGCTTTCCATAAACCCTACGATTTCCATTTTTCTTCTCAGCTTCCTGGAAAAGACCACGGACTCTCATTCCCTGAGATCCTTTTGCTTCAGATAGAATCTGAAGTTCCCCAAAAGAGTAAACATCTCTAAGTAATTGGCTCATTATTTCATAATTGTTCTTTTGATGAAATCAGAAGTGATTTTTCGCTTCTTCTTTTTAAAAGGGTTATCTGGATCCTGTGCTGGTTTGTTTCCAAAAGGACCGACTCCAATACAACCTACAGTGGTCATCTCCCCGAGGCCTGCGAAAGGTTTTCTGTTTTCTTTAGTGGTTTCGGGTTCTTCGTCTGTCTGTCCAAGTAGCTTAGCCAGTCTCGCAATTTCTGCCTGAGTAGTGAGGGATTGTCCCATACGCGCTTGAGGGGACCACGTATTTTTCTTACGATTTACAACCCGTTTAAAAATAGCTTTGGCCTCGGAATCATTTTTCTTAGATTCAGTTGCGATTTCAAATTCAAACTCTTTTCTCTTGAGTTTCTTCTTGCGTTTACGAGGCTGCTTAACTTGCAATTCCCCGTGGACATCTTTAGGACTCATGGAAGCTACTTTAGCAGTTTCCTTTTTCGACGCACCAGGACCTTTCTTCTCCACAATAGGAACTGACTCAGCAATAAGCTGAGATCTCTGTTCATCGGTCATATCTGGAAGATCCTGAGAATAATTTTTACCTACAGAATGAACAGACTCAGAAGTGGCTTCTGATAACGGAACAGTATCAGTCACGCCCATGGAGGACATGATGTCATCCGCAAGTTCCATCACCGTTCTTTTGGTCATTCTTCCGTGGGCTTCTCTAGCGCAATAAAGACATCGCCGGTGTTCTCATCTTCAAACGCTTCGCCGAGGTGGAGAGTTTCGTTGTCATACTCTACAGCCTCAAGCAATGCGGTTGTACTTTCATCCAAGGATGTAATATCCTCGTCAGATAGAGGGTATGCGGCAATATAAGGAGCGTCATCGATAATCTCTACAGTTTCAGCCAAAGCGAAAAGAACACCGTTGCTTTCGTACACAAAAACATCTTGTTCCTCTTCACTTTCGTTAACTGCTTCCTGTTCCACAGGAGACTCTTCGGAAGCTTCTTCCTTGACATCGTAACCGTAAGATTCCATGATGGTTTTAGCGTCATCATCAGAAACAAAGTTATAATCTACAAATTTCATAATTTATTTTTTTCCTATTTGCGAGGAGGACGACCCCTCTAGGTTATTTAGTGCATTGTTAAGTTATCTTATTCTTCTTTTTTATTATTTTGATAACTTCTTCAAGTTCATTCAGTCTAACATCTTGCTCTTCATCTCTTGCGTCTATCTCCTTTTGGGAAACAGTATTATGAATGTCAGCAAACTTTTTAACCCAGCCACGCCCTTTCTTTGTAAAGAGGGGAACGAGGACAAAGATTAGCAAATACATCCAACCTAAGTCCCACACAAGGTTCTTAGTTTCGTGAATGGTAGAAGCTGCTGTTCCTGGAGCTGGTTTTCCAGCTTGCGCTGCTGCGAGAGCAACACTCGGATCAACACTTTCATTGGGGAATGCCATTTGAGCAGCTACAACCCCGCCTGCTCCTCCTATGGCTGCAGTAGCTGGAGTTCCTAAAGCAGCACCAATCCCAGCACCTGCTGCTCCACCTGCTATTGGCATGAGCGTAGAACAAGAAGCTAAAAGTAGCAATGAGAAAGATATTAAGTACTTCATTAAATAATTATGTTTTCGGATGTAATGTACGATCCAAGAAACATGACCCTTCCGGTTCCTTCAAACATCAGCTCCTTTGCGCCATTTCTAAATCTAACAGACACCTCATCCAGCGTTGGATCATACTCAACAGGGACTGTTACCACGGTTGACGTGGAAACCCAATCATTTTGTTTTTCTCCTCTCCATACCTCGAATCTCTCAAAATCTATTTGTGGAAGAGTTGGTGTTACTGGTGGTTTTTCACATGTCAATATGCAATGATCCTGGTTACCGCGAGCCATTATAGCAAAGAGCCCTATAGTTGCAAAAATAGTTTTCGCTTTATCCTCTTGAGGGATTGTAGTTAATGTAAATTCTCTCGTTATGTAACCTGTACTCCCCCAGTATACATTGGTCCAGCCTCCATATAAAAGATCCTGGTCACACTGTTTTTGAGTTTGGATCGAAATAGCCCTTAATAGGTCCGCGTCAATAATCTTATTAGTGGGGCTAATACTAGTGCCTGATTCTGTACTATCCTTAATATTGGTGATTTGCTCTTGAACAACAAAAGGATTAGTGCTAGTTGGGAGTTGAGCTGTTTGACTGCTATCAACTAATACTCTAGAAGAGCTTCCTGTAGCATCAATAGCATCTACCTCATCTTTGTCTAGTCTAGCGCTTTGAAAAAGCATTGCATCTATTGTTGCCTTGTCATAAAAGAAACTAAAAAGGCGTTCCCCTGTTCCCCATCCCCACGGATTTCCGCCGCTATCCACCGGAAGATTGGCTGGATCCACTATAAATGATCTTAAGAACTGA